AACAAGTTAGACTTCTGAGCTGCAACTACTTTGTTAGCAGACATACCAGGACACATTACGATATCAATACCATTGAAGTTGTATGGTTTTTCACCAACAGTCAATTGATTGTTATATCCGTTAGCACCTACTGAACCACCACCTAAAGCAGTTTGGTAAGCCTTAGCAACACCTGTACCTACATACAATAATAAATCTTCTTTACCATAAACTGTATCAGGGATAGAGTTAACGATATCGTTTAATTTAGCAATTACGTTTGCAGATGTGATAGAACCACTAATTGGTTGACCACCGATTAAAGTGCTACCAGAGAATGCAGGGATAACACCAGTTGATACTGTGATTGCACCTGATACTACTGTTGTAGCAGCTGCTACTGAAGCAGAGAATAAAGATTCAAAACCTGTGAATGAACCATTTGTGTTAGTTCCTCTCCAGATTGCGATTTCAGTTGCTTCTGCAACTTTACCACCTGTGTAAGAAATCAAATAGTCATTGAAATTAGCAGGGATAGTATCGAATGCACTATATCCTAATTGTAATGCTTGCCATGAATCTACAAACTCTTGCTTACATAATTGTAAGTTAACTTGTAATTCTTTTGGAGTTAATACTTGCTCAGATAATACAACACTACCTGAAGTTACGAAGTCACATGAAGCATCTTGTACGATACCACTAACTTCTAATTTTTGGATAACTTCTTTGAACTTCACATTTGGGTGAATCTCAACATATTTGTTGTCCAATGTTTTTGCACTTAATAATGCAGCTGCGATATACTGACCTGCAAACTCACCAGCGTAAGACGATGGGTTAGGGTTTGAGTAGGTTGGCAATTCACCTGCAAATTTTTGTAATTTTTTCATTGTTTTAATTTAATGATTTTTAATAATTTATTTATAAAGTTTAGATAAGAATGAATCTTGTGCGTTCATTGTTTTCTTACCATAATTTTTCTTGTTTAATTCGAAAGTTGCAGACATCTTAACTTCAACAGGTGCACCATCTAATTTCGGTAACTCCTCTTCATCTTCAGACATCATTACATCTTCTTCCTTTTTCACTTCAGCTTCTTTGTCAACAACTTCTTCCTTCATTTTAGGTTCAGCCATTTCCATCATCTTCTTTTCCATCTCTTCGATTCTGTATGCTAATTTAGCAACTACATCTTTCAATTCGATTTCAATAGATGGTTCGTCTTCGGTATCTGCAGGCATTCCGTCACCAGTTGATGGCAATGGGCCTACTTCTTCTGTTGTTTCTGCCATTTGGACATCTTCAACAGGTTTAGCTCCGTCTGCTTGTGGTGTGTCTTTAACTTTTACCATCTCAGCATCAGCGTCAGCTAATTCTACATTCTCTCTTTCTACAATCTTACCATCCTTAGAGATTACTTTAAGCATGGTTTCATTACCTTCTGTATCTCTCAACATTAAGTCGTGAGTTCCGTCTGGTGCAGGAGATTTTGTACCATCTTCTGATACTACGAATAGGTCTTCACCTACATCGAATGTTGCAGACTCTACGATTGTTCCGTCTGCTAACTTTGCATAAGTTAATTCAATTTCATCTTTTGATAAAAGTGTCATTATCTTATTTAATACTTGTTTCGCGTTCATGTTTGTTTATTTTAGTTTTAACAATACTATTTTTAGAAATAGTTATTTTTTTATTTTATCTTACTTGTGTGACTGTTAGGATTATAGATGGTATTGATGGTATGTTACCTGTTGCAGTTTCTGATAATAGAACAGCATCTCCATTTGTTGATTGCCATACTATTTCAAAATAATCACTTGCAGCTGCATCAACAACATAATTCCATGCTGCAATCAATTCTTCGTTATTTGCTAATGTTACTTTACCTGCTGATGCTGATACATTAGTTCCGTTTTTCTTTAACCAAATATATACATCATCTGCTCCTGTATCTGCTAGGACTTGTGCAGAGAATTGTATGTTATATGTTCCACTATTTGCTAATGTTATTCTGCTATTAGATGCAATTGATACACCACTTGATATATCAGTTACTTCAAAATTCATTGATTGAGATACATTCGCACTACCTGATTGAGTTACATTACTTTGGAATGCACCTACATTGAATTGTTTGTTACCATTTGCAAAGAATGAACTTCCACTTTGAATAGTTAAACTTCCACTAACTTCTACACCTCCATTTAAGTCTAAATTTGTAGATGCAATTGTAACATTGTTTGCAGGTATATTAGGGAAACCTATACTTTTAGCAATTACTATATCATCTGCTAATATTCTAGCAGATGTAGCACCGGCTAAGTTGAATATACTTAAGTCTGCAGTGCTACCACTAAGTGTAGCTTGCATTTGGAAAGATGTATTACCACCAGACCCCGTACTCATACTCAATTGTTGGAAAGACCCTGAATTATTTCCAGAGGATATAGATACATTTTTAGTTAGTAAAGTTTGACTATTAATTAATTGTGTAGTTGCTAAGTTATCACTACCACCTACATATCTTATCTGATTATTAAATTGATTTTCACCTGTAAATACATTACTACCAGTAGTTGCAACATTACCTCCACCAGTAACATTCAATCCTCTTGGCATTATTGGTGCAGGGTTATTACCTGTGTTTGTAGGAATAGACAACCATGTATTTACACTACTTCCATTATAATCTTGGAATATTGTTCCTGCATTTAAATTACTTTCAATATGTAATGAGTCAAAGTTTCCTGCATTTACGAATTGGTCATATGCAACAGATGCAGTTCCTACTCCTTGGAATACAACAGGTCCGTAAAATTGTGGTGTAGTTTCGTTATAACTTGCAACTTGTAATGCACCATTATTTACTAATTGATTACCAACAAATGTATTGCTTCCAGTTGTTGCAAAACTACCAGTTGAAATAGATGTTATTGGTGTTCCGTTTAATAATAAACTTCCACTTACATTAACACTACCTTCAAAGAATGAATTACTTCCAGAGTCAATTAAGAAACCAGTTTTTCTTGTAGTTGAGTTACCTGTTCCTACTGCAAATACTACATCAGATGTTTTATTTCTAATTCCGTCATTTGCATTATATCTACCAAAGTATGCAGAACCTAATGAATTAAAATCAGTTCCGAAAGAACTAGCACTTACTATTAAATTATTACCACCTATTATGTTTCTATTAGCACTATGGTATGCATTAGTTCCACTAACTGTTGTATTTGTAGGGTCTACAAAAAGAGTATTTTGACCACCTAATATTGTATTTGCGTTAACGAAAATTGTGTTATTTGTTCCTGCTGGTTGAGTTCCTTGTATGGTAATTGTATTAGCTGCTCCACCAATATTATTTCCAGCTATTGTTACACTACCTACACCCGCACTACCAGAAAAGAAATTATTATTTAATGTAAATCCACCATCATTTATATTATTATTAGTCATTACAACCGATGAAGAGTTTACATTTAATGCTAACGCTCCATTGAAGATATTCGAAATAAAAGATAATGATGATGATAAATTTGATTTATTTGCAATCACTGTTAAAGTTCCTGGAATTTCATTAGCTGTCATTGTTACTCCACTAACTAAACCTTGTGCGTGATTAGCAGCTGATGAACCCAAAGATACAGTTCCTAAAATACTATTACCACTTATTGTATATGTTGAGGAACTTACAGGTCCTCTCATAATTAGAGTTGTACTATTACCACCAAAGTAGTTATTGTTCATAGTAGGACTAAATGCCATACTACCACTTATTTGTGGTACATTACTTGCGTTCAACATTATATTACCACTACCACCTACATATCTTTTAAATCCAGTAGTTGGTGCAGTTGCATTTACAAATAAGTTACTACTACCTGATATAATTGTGTCAGCAGTGTTAGAATTCGTTTTGAATATTATATTTCCAATACCTGCAGAAGATGCTGATAAATGTAAAGATGCAGAAGTAGAACCTTTTGCAACTAACATCATCGAGCCTGATGCATCTGATATTGTAAAGAAGTTACCTGTGTTATCTATTAGAGTTTGGTCACCTGTGAATGTGTTACTTCCGGTTGTTGCAAAACCTGTTCCACCACTACCGAATGATGATGTTGCAACTAATGTAGATACATCACCTGCTCCACCAACCCATGCATATCCTTGTTGTAAAGATGCAGTCAAAGGGCCACTTAATACTAATCTCTGTGCTAAAATTTGTGTACTTAATGCTTCTATTGATGTTGTGTTACTACCAAAAGTTACTTTACCGGTCGAACCAGAACGAGCACCTATATCAAAACTAACTGCTCCTGCAGTAAATTCTATTGTATTACCTTGTCCTCCTTGAGTATTTTCAAATATAATTTTACTTCCACTTACTCTATTGATAAATTTAATATCATTTGTTCCACCAGGTCCTGCAGCTCCTTCTGTAATAAATTGAATTGTGTTTGATGCAGCTAGATTAGTTATCTGACCTGATGGTGCACTGATATTAAATCCATTGGGCATTGTAAAGCTTCCGGAAGCAATGGTTTGGTTACCATAGAATGTATTACTTCCAGTTGTAGCAAAACTACCTGTGTCAAATACACTTCCAGAAGCAGATGGTATTATTAAATTAAATGTGCTTGCATCACCTTTGGTAAATGTTAATATATTTCCTGCAATGCTACCTGTTACCATTAAACTACCGGTATTAGTAGAACCTCCACCACCAAAGGATGATGTTGGAACTGTTACAGTTCTACCTGATGAATTACCTACCCACACATATCCTTCTTGCAATGATGCGGTAAATGAAGAAGAAACATTAACTGCTCCACTTACTATTAAGTTTGCAGGTTGGCCAGGAACCTCAGTATCCATTATTGTAGTAGATGTGAATTTAATTGGACTTCCTGTTCCTGAACCCAATGTAGGGCCGTAAATTGCTGTTGCTCTTAATGCACCACCATTGATAGTTTGGTCTCCATAGAATTGATTACTACCTGTTGTTGCAAAACTACCTGTATTGATTGTGCTACCAGTTAAATTATTTGCGTATATATTTCCACTTACATAAAGACTACCTGATATTCCTAGTCCTCTTGTCATAATCGGTATAGGATTATTACCTGTATTTGGTGTCAATGTCATAAATGGAACATAACTAAATGTACTTCCATTATCCCAATCATTGAATGTACTACCTGAATTACTTACTATAATTGCAACCTCAACATCTGTATTAAAGTTAGGGTCATCATAAACACCCATATACATCCCTGCAACTGATGAAGTATTTGCATATATTTGTCCAAATGCATCTAATACACCATTTACTTGTGTTGTATTAATATTATTACCACCTCTACCTATTATAGTAAATCCACCATCATTACCTTCAATTCTTAATTGTGGAGTGAATGTTGTTGACCCTGTAATTAATATTCTACCTTCTACCCTTAAATCGTTTGAAGCACTACTTGATATTGTTAAACTACCACTTATTGTTTGGTTTCCGTTAAATGAGTTAGACCCAGTTGTTGCAAAACCCGTTAGTCTACTATTTACAGATGCACTAAATGGTATAAAGTCTACATCTTGTATTTTTGTTGCACTACCTGATATGTGTATTTCATTTCCAGCTTGGTTTTCAATTGTTAATAGTGCATTAGCCTGTTGCCAAAGATACACTTCACCACTAGTAAAGTTTCTTTTTTGATAACCACCATATGTATCAAATACTGTTGTACCATTCAAATCTCTTCTTATTGATGATTGATTACCAAAGAATAGTTCTCTACTTGCAGTTATATAAACATTATCATTAAATGTATTATTACCTGTAAATGTGTTAGAACCGGTTGTTGCAAATGAGCCTGTATTTATTGTGCTTCCACTAACATCAGGAATAACAACACCAAATGTTGATGCATCTCCTTTTGTAAATGTTAAAGTGTTTCCACTAAATGATGCAGTTATTAAACTACTTGCAGTTACTGATGAACTAACAAATCCTAATGATGTAATTTGTGCAGATGATGATATTGTTCCTGCAGGTATTGCACTTGCAGTTAAGTTAGCACCATAAACATTTGCAGATGTTGAGATATCACTATTAGATGATAATGCACTACCTGTTAAAACTAAAGGTGTGTTTACTACTCTCATTCTACCACCATTCAAAGAAGCAAAATCTAAATTACCTCCACCTTGATTTATAATTTCTAAGTTATTGAATCCCGCAGTTACATCAGTCCAATATATTCCGTTAGTATATAACTTACTTGCTCTATCTATTATTTGATTGCCAGTAAATGTATTACTACCTGTTGTTGCAAATGTTCCGTTTAATGCGGCTTGTGATTGTGTGAATTGGTTTAAAGCAGTCACAGAAGTATTTAAACTTGCTGTGGTTCCATTTAAATTACTTATTGATACATTTACACTAGCCGAATTAGTTTCTAAAGAATTAAGTCTTAAATTAGTAGATTGGGTATAAGCATTAAAAGATGCAGTAGTAACTAAACTACCTGTATTTGTTGTGCTACCTGAAGTTAAAGGAACACCATTTATTAAAAGTTGTCCTTGTATCTTTACACTACCACTTAGGGTTTGTATATCTGTTAACTCATCACCTAATTGGTTTGAGCCTGATGAGTATATTACTGATGCAGTTTCTGTTTGCACATATAATACGCTTGCAGAGATAACACCACTAACACTCAAGTTACCGGTGATTGTTTGATTACCTACGAATGTGTTAGAGCCAGTTGTTGCATACGACCCTGTTAGTTGTATTGCATCAATCATATCAGTATTAAACTCTCTTAATAATTCGGGAGTAATAAACTTACTATTATTGTCAGGAAAGTTTGCCTGATTTACTGCTTCTAATTGCTGTTTGTTCAATGACATATATTTTAATTTAACGGAGAACCAATATTGAAACCATCACTATATCCATCAGAGAATGCACCAATGTTTGGAACAGGTGTTCCTTGGATTACACCAATACCTTGTTGCATCAATGCACCTTGACAACACTTAACATCGTAAGTATCTTCGTTTAAACATAGACATGCTCGTCTACTATTCTTAGGTGATGATAATCCTCTTGTTGGGCCGATGTAATATCCAGAATTGTTTTCTCTATTGACTGAATATCTCAATGCTCCGTTTCTACTATTACTCCAAGGCATATGTGATGTTTTTAATTTAACAATCTTAATTCCAAAAATGGTTGATTATTTCATAGACTTAATAGTCTCCTTATGTAATAGAGTCTCTAACTGATTCTTGTCAGCTTTATATGCAAGAAACAATAAACATTTCTCTAATGGTTCTTCTACAACTCTATCTATTTTTTCGATGTCTCCTTCAGCAAGTTCGAATATCGTTGAATAGCTTCTCCACTTTCTTCCAAAATTGTATTGATGTTGGGATGAAACTCCGTCTCCGTCAAAGATTTCAGGGTATCTTTCATTAAGTCCATTTGCAAATTGAGAAAAAAAAACAAAGTGCCAAAGTGTATATCCATAGTTACATCTAACCACACCTTATCATCTATAACGCCTGTATACTTTTCTATTTGATATAAACCATGTTTTTCTTTTTTAGTTACAGGTCTGTATAGTATTGACATTATCTTTGCCCAATTCTTATCTATACTAATCGTATCATACTGAGATATATCTGCATATGCACCATAAGTCATCTTTGATAAGTTAGGTTCGAATCCATATTCAGTATTTCCGATAGTCACAAACTTCTGTAACTCCATATCCTCAGGCTTTAAGAACTTTGATATCTTTTCTTTTAGCATGTTAAAACTTTCAGCAGATAGATTACTCATCTCTTCGTATGGTATTCCTGCTAAGTGATGTAACATTAACGCAGTTACTGCATCTTCATCATCTTTATATGCTTCTATGTCAGCCATCATATGTAAATACTTCTTTAGAGTAACATCTTTCCATTCTGTTAGTGCAAGCACCTTAATTGTCTTTTTCATATTAGTAGTCGTAGTTGTTTGTTAAATAGTTTATTGTAATCAATAGTTTTTTGTTCTTTGCTTCTTCGTTGTTTAACTTAGCATTCATTGCTATTAGTTGTGCACGGAGTGTTTCGTTTTGGTGTTGCATCTCTTTTGCATAACTAATTAGGTCTTTAATCTCTTGTGATGTCCATACTTGTTCTTCCATACTATCTTATTGTTATTGCGTAATTACCTGCGTTAATCTTTTTTGCATTCATTTGTTCCATTACTCCATATCTCATTGCATCTAATAAGTGATTGTTTGCATCCACAGGAACATTCGTTACACCTCCGTTGCCATCATCTACCCACTCATACGAATAAAGTTCTTCTATGAGGTTTGTATTTGATTTAGGCACTACTATACGATACTTCTTAACTAAATCAATTCCCCATTGAATACTATCCTTGCCTTTCTTAACACCTCTTGCTAATGGGAAACCACCTTTCTTTATTTCGTCTATCAGTCTTGGTTCACTACTATCTACAATGATTATATCTCTACTATCTACATTCTCTTTAAGTATGTCTATTATCTGTTGCGTAATTAAACCTTTCTGATATATGTGTTCATTTACTATTATCTTATCTCCACTTTTCCAAATTGCAACTAATGCAGTTGGGTCACTTACATATCCAATGTCTAATCCGAAACAAACAAACTCAGCAGTATCAAAATCAAACTCATCAACAACTTCAAAGTCATAGATTTGTTTTTCATTCACAGCAAATTGACCTAAACCATATGTTTGCCAGTATCGAGGATTAGTTTCTCTATACTTCTCAATGAAACGGACTTGTTCTTCAGGCAAATAAGGATTGTCTCTATATGTTGTAATGTATGTTTGCACATCATCTCTTACACTTAATTCTTTTATTATCCAATGTTTAGGTGAGAATGATGGGTTATAACTTAATATAATTTGGCCTGTTGTTCTGATTGCAAGTTGCATAAACTGCTCTGAGTTTAATTCATTTGCTTCATCTATCCATAATATATTTCTCCTAAGTCCTTTTAACTTCTCTGCACTATCTGTTGAAAAGAATTCTATTACACTATCGTTATCAAATGTATATGTGTGTTCAGTTGCCATCCATCTGTTATCATCCCATAAATCCATTCCTCTCATTATATCTTTGAAGTCTCGTATTGCAGATGTTCTTAATGCAGGAAAGGTTTTTCTAACTACTGATATCAATTGTGTTTCAGATATTGCTTTAACGATAAGATATTGTAGTAATGCAAATGACTTACCACTTCTTGCAGAACCCTGATGTAATTGTATCTTTGCCTTACTATCCCATGCGTTCTGAAATGTGATTGTTGTATCAACTTTCAATTCTGTCATCTGGTCTGTTTATATTGATTGATATCTGTTGTATCTTTGCATTAACTTCCATTGTTCCACTCATATCTATACTTCTCATCTTAGGCATTGTGTATTCCATTAGTCTCATTGCTAATTCCATTGCCTTCTCTGGGTTTTTCTTTTTTATCTCTAATAAGTCTGCTTGTATTGTAGATAGAGTATTGTTTACTGCACGAGCAATTGTCAACTTCATCTCTTCCGTAGAACGATTTAATGCACCTGGTTTTCTACCACCTAACTTATTTCCTTTCTCAAACTTTGCCATACGATTTGTGTCGTTATTTATACGATTTTAACACTACTAAAATTATTTGTTAGTAAGTATCTCCCAAACGATACAAAGTGTCAGGGTAAGGAGATATGCAACAATGATAGGGTATATTGGGTCTTTACCAAAACTTTCTTTTATCCATCTCATGTTCTATTCTTTGTTTAGCAATTTCATAATATTCTTTTTCTCTTTCTATTCCAACAAACCACATACCTTCTTGCATTGCTGCTTTGCCTGTGCTGCCGCTACCCATAAACGGGTCTAATACTATACCATCTTTTGGCGTGACTAAACGAATTAAGTATTTCATTAAGTCAGTTGGTTTAACTGTTGGGTGTATGTTTCCTTCATCTCTATCTTTTTTACTTGCTTTAGGACAATAGAAATATCTTTTCCATTCTTCGTCACCTTCTTCATTTATTATAACATTTGCAGGCCATCTACCTCCTGCATGTGGCTCTGCTACAACATATTCTTTTCCTTTTGCACTTTCACCATCTTCATATGAATTAAATGTATCGTGATATGCATTGTATCTTCTTATGTCCATTTTATCACCATCTTGCATTTGTATTCTTGTCCCATCTATATTCAATCCACCTACTCCGTATTGTAATGTATTCTCTGCAACTGTTCCTTCTATTGGTTTCCTTGCCATTACTATTGGTTCATGTGCTGGCTTTAATGCAGTTCCCCAACCTTCCCAATCTTTTGCTACATTAGTTGCAGGTATAGTTATATCTCCTCCTTTACTACCTAATCTTTCTCCACCTAGTCCTCCTGCATCTCCTTCATACTTACCTACTACTTCTCTATTTGCTGAGTTGATTATTGTTTTATACTTGTCCAATTCGTTCCACTCATTACATATCTTTTGGAATGTCTCATCATCTGGCAATCTTACTCCATCTTTTCTACCCTCAAACCATTGGTAATTAGTAGTTCCATCACAAAATAATTTATCTGCTTCTGTTTTACTTATACCTCTACTTACTCTCGCTTCTTTTAATGCATCTGCAACTTCTTTTGTCAAATTATTATTGCCACCTCTTTTATCTAATTGCTTTGATATGTTATGTGATTTAGGAAACCCACTACCATATATCCACATAATCTGGTCTCTAATGTCAAAACCTGCATCTTCAATCCTTACTGCCATTCTATGATATGTTCTACTACCTGCAAATGCAAGTAAATGTCCTCCTGGTTTTAGGACTCTTAAACACTCTTGCCATATTTCTACACTTGGCACATCATAATCCCATTTCTTTCCCATAAAGGATAAACCATATGGTGGGTCTGTGACTATTGAGTCTATACTATTGTTTTCTAATTCTTTGAGTTTGTCTAAGCAATCTCCATTTAATAATCTTAATTCTTTCATATAATTTATTGTATTCTTTCTATGTGAAAACCATGCAACAAATAACCATCTTTATCGTATATCATATGGTAATCTAACTTGTCATCTGATACCATTACAAACTCACAATGTTTTATAAATTGCCAATCAAAGAATAATTCTAATCGGTTTGTGTATCTTGCATTAGTATTCATAATGTCCTCTTGTGTCTGGATAATCATTTCTAATCATATTCTTAGACTTAACTTGTGTATCTTTTTTAGAAGCTTCACATCTTCTATCTAATATCCAAGTCATTATTCCATTCTCTTCTATTTCTTTTAGTTGTTTATCATAATGTGCAATTACTACTGATTTATCTCCTGTCTTTTGATATTCTTTCCATGCATTACTTAATGCAGTCCTAATTGTACAAAATCTATTAGATGCAGCAGTTGTTCTATTGTCAAATGGATATGGTTTCTTTGGTGGTAAACCTCTCCACTTGCCAGTTGGTGTTAGGTCACCATACTTTTCTTTTGCAGATTCGTATATGTATTTAGATGTGCAATTTGTGCATCTCCATATAGGTTTGAATGTATGGAAGTCTTTATCACATACCTTACATCTTCGTGTCTCCCCCACTACTTTATTAAATGGTTTCTTAAACATCAAATGGATTATCTATAACTTTTTCTAAATGCTTCCTCATTCTTTTTATTTGAATGAATACTGTTGACTTACTTATTCCTATCTTATCTGCTAATTCTTGTAGTGTGTCATCTCCCATCCAATACATAGAGTATAGTTTAGCTGATGTCCACATCTTTGTTCTTTCTAGTCTTTTTAACTCTTGTAATACTTCTTCATGTGCTGTGACTACATTCATATCTAAATCATAATCATATTCTTCAAACGGGTCATCATGCACTACCTCACCTATATACTTTACTCTATTTAACTTCTTAACTTTGTTTATCCATCTATGTTTCAAAAAGGCCATTGCATACATTCTATTGTATGATTCTTTCCAATACAATTTAGGATGACACTTCTTAATTAGATATTCCCAAAGGTCAGCAACTAAGTCTTCCGACTCTTCTCTGTTCTTTGTGATGTTGTATGAAACTTGGTGTAACCAGACAGAACTATCTTTATAAAAGTTTTCCAATCTTTTATTACACTCAAGTTGCATACTACTAGTTAATTCGTTAGACACCTTGTTCAACTTTCTTAATAAACTCTCTAATCGTAGTTGCTGCTCTTACCCAATGGCCTGATGCAGAACCACATGCACATGGTTGTGGTTCAGTTGTTTTTAATATCTTATTATGATTATTCCATATCCAACCCATTTTATCGTTAGGTATATGTGTGCTAATTGATTGCATTGTTTCTTTCAATTCTGCATACTCTAATGGAGTATATGGATGAAATATTTCTGGTGGTAATGTTGTTACAGTTCCTTCCATATTATTTAACTTTTTTCAATTTTGGTAATGTCAAATCCTTTTGTTCAGGTTGAGGCATTGGTTGTCTTGCAGGAATTGGTTTAGATAAATCTAAGAATGGTCTAAGTGTTTCAAATGCAGGATGATAAGGACTAAATGTAAATCCAATACTACTAAGGATTATCATAAGGTCATTCACATTTGTACATCTACTGAAATCTACCATATAAAGACTATCCTTGTCAATGTTATTTACTGGTGTTCCGTCTAAGTTTGCTTTTTCTGCTATCATATATTTTGTTTTTATAATTTAATTTGTCCGAAGTTTTCACAATTGAATAACTTATTTAAATATTGTTTTCTACTTTCACAACCACAACTTGGGTTTTTAAAGAAAGTCCATGCAATCCATCCAGCTAAGGATTTACCCCAGCCAAATGTAATTACATCAATCAAAGACTCTAACCATGAGCCAAACGGGAAAATACATTTCATATTAATTTTTTTTATTTAAACTTATTTTTTGTGCTTTGTTTAAAGTAATGTATGCAGACTCCAATTGCTGTAATTGTTGTCTTGTCAAACCAGGACATTCTTTGATTACTTTAAATTCGTGATTCTCAATACCATATTTGTCGAAACTATCATGTAGTAATCCTAATCTATCTCTCTTACCTTCTGATGCTCTTCTATAATGTCTCCTGTGTTCATTTAGTCTAACTCTTAAATACATTTTAGTCATACCAATATAAACCATTCCTTCTGGATTTGTAATACCATATATTAAACCAATTTTATCTGCCTTTCTGTATTTTTTAACATATTCTACAAAAGTATCCCAATTCTTCTCTTGCCACTTCTGATGATGTGTGGGATTGATTACACTACGGAATTTTAGATTTGTTTCTTTGTTGCAAGATTTACAACAATATTGTAAACCATCTTTATTTGATTTACATTTACTGAATTGAGTTGTGTCTTTAATTTGTTGACACTTTTGGCATGTTTTCATCTTTTGTCATTTTGATTTATGTTATTAGTAATATACGAATAATTACTGATATTACCAAACATATATATCATTTTAAAAACCCAAACGCATAAAAAAGACCAGGGAATGACAAAAAACCCTGGTCTGTAATATGTTGGATAGGACTTCATAATGTAATGCTGAATAGCAATGAAGTATTGTTTAACCTATCTCATGTATAACAAATTACTTTTCAAAT